GAGGTGATCCGTGACGGATTCTGACATCGAGCGGATGCGTGACGCGTTGCACGACGCCAACACGGACGCCAATAAGTGCCGGGATGCGCTCAAGGACATCTTGAGGCTGTGTGACGAGAACCGCCGCGGCATTGTCAGCGAGATTGAGACGCTGGCGCTGCGGACTCTGGGGCAGCTGTCATGACCGCCCGGGACCATCTAAAGAAACTGGTGGGGGTTATGCAGCGCGCTGATCCTGCGTGGTGTGCGGTCATGGACCTTGAGCCCGTCATGGATGACGAATGGGACGCCGCGTTGGGCGAGGCCGAGGAATGGTTGGAGGAAAACCCATGACACGCGACGAGCTGTTTAAACTGGCAAGCCAGTCGGGGATGCTGCTGAACCGGCGGTTTGTCGAGGGCAACGAGAAGTTTACCGGCGATTGCTTAGAGCGCTTTGCCGCCCTGCTTGAAGCCGCAATTAAGGCGCAAGGACAAAAGCCATGACCCGCGATGACATCATTCGAATGGCGCGTGAGTGCGGCATCCTGATGCGATCGCACGAGACGCAGGTAGAGCCGACAAAGCTTGAACGTTTTGCCGCGCTTGTCGCCGCACAGGAGCGCGAGGCGTGTGCGAAGGTGTGCGAGGGCCTGCGCCATATCGAAGGGCAGTTCGTCGCTAACGAGTTTGCCCGCGAAATCCGTGCGCGGGGGCAGGAATGAAGGTCAAATACCACGTCATCCTGACCCGCTGCATCGAGGACGGCATCACAATGGGCTGGAAACGGGCGCATAAGCACACGGACGATCCGGGCGTCACGGTCATTCACGACGCGATTGCATTGGCGATAGATCAGGAGCTGAACGACGTCTTTGACTTCAGCGACGAAACGTCCGTCTGATACTGCACAAGTGCAGCGCCACCGCAATCGTCGCGACTAGGGCGATGCGGTGGTGGCCGGCGAACCACAGCGCCAACAGCAGCAGTAGGATGGCGTTAGCCATGCAGTTTTTTGATGATGATCTGCTGCAACTCACCGTTCTCGTGACGCAACTGGTGCACGTCGGCACGACTGTCGGCCAGTGCTTTGTTCAACGCGTTCCGTTCATCCTGTAACCCACGCACGACCGTCATGAGCCGCCCAATGGTGTCCTGCTGTTGCAGCACCGTCGGCAGCTCGTCCAGCCGCGTCAGCACCGCCCGCGCCCACTCAGGGGTGGGTAGTTTGGGCGTTTCCACGCGTCAGCTCCGTGGCCCAGTCAACGGCGTTTTGGAGTCGGTTTGCGTCCCGGGCACAGGCGTCAAGAGCTCGCGCAATTGCCTCAGTAACAGCGGGCTCTCGGGCTGCTTCAACAGACTCGCCGGCGGCTGGCACGGGATCTGGACGTACTCGACCCTCGTAGCGGCGCACCCCGTCAGCAAGAGCCCGCCCAAGCAAATTAGCAGCATCAGTGCTTGACCGCAAAGATGCGTCAGCGTTTTCCTTATCACGATTGGCCTCCTCAGTTGCCGATCTTTGTGCCGATCTTAACCCCGCCAAATCGGCTTGCAGCACAACGACTTGCGCCCGTGCGGCGTCTCTTTGGTGTACGAGAAATGCCATATACGTGCCGATCCCCATGACCGGCACGATCCACCAGAAACGACGCAAGAGCGCCAGCCAAATCATTACTCGGCGTCACTCATGGCAATCAACCGCTCGATGTACCATTGCGCCTTCTTGAGGTCCTCGTCACCGTTCTTGTGGCCTTCGCGCCAGGTGTACTTGATGACCTGACCCTTGAGGTAGCCACGCAGCTCGTCGTGGTTCAACGCCGACGCGATGGCGTCGAAACACTCGACTTCACCCGCCGTGTAGTGGGCAGGATTGATGGCATCGTCTTCATCTTGTTCGATGTGGTATTCAAAGTCTTTAACGCGCATAAAACAACCTCCATCTGGTTTTGCAGTTCTTCAATCTGTGTCGTCATCATCTTTATCTGGTCAGGGCGATACGTCGCAAATATCGCCTTCGGCTTATTCGTTCGCAGCGCTACTAGGTTGGCCAAAATGTGTAGGTGTTCGGTAAATTCTTGGGTTGGCATATTTGTCTCGCAGGACGTCAATCCGTAGCGGCACAAGGTCGTAGTCGCCGTCTTTGACGCGGTCAAGCATTACAATGCCATTCCACTCGTTATCTTGCACGTCCTGCGTGCGATACCGCTCCCGGTGGGTGTAGAACCGGCCACAGACCAGTCCATGCTTGACATGGTCCGGGTACTGCTTTGACGCGTACAGAAAGCCCTGCTGATGGCCTTGGACAAAAGACTTGCCGATGTTGTTGAGCCGAGCCCCGATGGCGCCGCCGATAGGGCGACCGCTGAACGGATTGGGGAAGTAATGACAATACGAGATGCCGTCCAGCTCGACGATCTTGAGGAATGGGTGCCGCGTGAATCCGGGCGTCTTGAGGCTGTCCAACGAAATGATGCCTTCCCACTTGGGATCGCGGAATATCGCCCGACTCAGCCGATCCTCGTGGTTGCCGAATAGGAAATGGCACTCTGGATACCACCGGCGCATATGCCGGCGCACTCGCCGCACCAATTCGCGCTGCATCGGGCCGGTCAGGCGCTGGAACGCTTCGTTGCCGACCTCGATGTCGGTCAGGACGCGTCGGCCTTCGGCTTCCTTGCTGCCTGGCGCATCATGCGTTGACAGCGATTCCAAGTCCCAGAAGTCTCCCAACACCACAATGACGTCGGGCTTGAGGTCCACGATGGCCCGCGCTGCCCAGTCAAGGTGTGTGAAATCGGCTCCCGGTTTGGCTTGGACATCAGGAATCACCAAGTGTCTACGCACATCACTTCTTCGATACGCGTTTACGGGCGCGCTTCGGTTTTGCATACGTAGCGCCCGCCAATGCTTGGTGGAGTAACCCCGCCAGTTGGTCAACGAACACTTCGTTTCGGCTCAACTTGTGATTCATGCAGTCCAGAGCCGCGTGCAGCAGCTCGTGAAAAAACGTGTGGACCTTGTTGCTGTCGTCTAGGCCGTCGTGGATGTGGATCTGGTGCTGACCGGGTATCCACAGGCCGGCCACGTCGTCACCGTATTGCCATTCATCCGCGGGAATAACGAATATCTGGATGACGTGCCCCATCAACGGGACCGTCGCGGGAATCATTTGGCGTCCTTCGTCACGGCGCCGACCATGCCCGCCGCCATAAGACCGGCGGTGATGATCGCCTCGGTCTGGGTCGGGTTGAAATGGGCGCCCAACGCGGTGACGATCAAAATGACGCCGCGCCAACTGCTCGGCTCCTGCGCTCGAGCAAGGCAATAACTGGCCAGTCCTTTCAAGTTCAACATGGTGCATCCACCCCTGTTTCCATGATGTGGGCCAGTCGAATGGCCCGACCTCGAACTTGTTGTGCCCATTTGGACGACATCATCTCGGCTGCTGCCGCAACGTAATCCTTTTTCTGCAACGCCGCAATAAGTTTGCGGAATTGCAAGAATTTCGTCATGCCGAGATTGAACACCATCTCTATTACAGCGCTGCGACGCAACGTGTCTAAATCCGACCAAAATGGCAAAGATTGGCATTCCATGGCCGCATTTTCCACTTGGAGCTTGACCACGGCTGCGGCGAATGGCTCAGGCCAGCCAACATCCAGCGCGCAGCCGTAGCCAATAGTGGTCACCCCTACGGTGTCCTTATAGGGGTACATTCGGAACCCTTCGGCCTCCTTGATGCGAGGCAGGGCAATATCGCTCTCAATCGACATTAGTGTCGATTTGGCGTATTCGCTTGGCATGGTAGCGACACGCGTAAATACCCGACGCGATGGCGACGATCAGCGCGACAAACTGCAAAAAGTCGTTTGCAGCGGTCAGGTGGCTGAACAAGTACGCGACCCACGAGACGACTGCGGCGCCGTCAGCGGTCTTGTTGTGATCCATGTCACGCACCCAGATCTTGCTTGATCTTCTCTGCCTTCGCACCGTACTTGCGATACGCAAGCCAGCCGGCCACGAGCGCTGCCGCGATAGCAACCGCAAATGAGGTGAGTTCGAGTACAAGCATGGCAACTCCTTAATGCTTTGGCCGGGGCGGGAAGAATGACGACATGGCGATCAGGATGATGACGAGGACGCAAATGAATGTGGTCATGCGATGGTCACCGTGTGTGTGCCTGACGTTCCGAATAGATTGGTGCCGGCTGCGGTCAGGTTGAACCGGAACAGCGTATACGCCGGTTGGTAACTGGTGATGACCGCCAAGGTGTTGGCGCCGATGGCGGTTGAGTCAATGGTCAGCGAGTTGACCGTACCGGACGCCGCCGTGCCGGCCAGTGCGACCGTGTACGACAACGCCTGCGTGCCGCCGACTGCCGCGTCGCCCGAATACACGCCGACGATCTGATAGCCGCGCCACGATGGGTTGGTCGGCGAACTGCTGCCGATGGCGCTGTCGGGTCCGAACATGGACGAAAACGCTGGGGTCTGTAGCCATCCCCACCACTGATAGTCGCCCAGGCGTCCCGTGGACGACCCGACGCCGGTCGTGACCGACGAAATAGCGCCGCCACCGCCGCCGGCAGACCCTGACAGCTCAAGCGTGGCGGCTGCGAATGTCATGAGAAATTCTTAATCAGGCTGGCGTACCAGAAGCCGGTGCTTGCACGGTACGTGGCCACAAGCAGGTCAACCGAGTTGGCTGCGGTGGACAAGACGCCCGCGGAGCCGCCCGGCCACTTAAAGCCGCTCGGCCAGTAGCCGGTAATCAATCGGCTGCCGGTGCTGTCCTGCGTCATGAACCAGTTGATCGTCTGGCCATCCTTGGGATTCGTGATCGTGGGCGCCACGGTGATTGAGGCCGTCAGCGTCGTGGTGAACACGTTGGACAGCGACGCGTCTAGCGTCATGGCTGTGGCGCTGAACGCTACAGCGACCGGCGTGGTGGCGGCATACCCGGCAAACTGGACGCCGTTGAGGGCGCTGATCCGGGCGGCTGGCAACGTGCCGGCGGTGATGTTTGACGCGTTGGTCGTGTCGGTCGTGGCCGATGCGGCAAGGCCGGTGACCGACGACGCTGGGATCGTTATGGCCGACGGGTCGTTGATGGCTGACAGGTTGTCAAACGTGCCGCCCGAGATGACCGTGCCGGTGCTGTCGGTGAGGACGATCTTGACCAGCGTACCCGACGGCACCCACATGGGCGTCGGCAACCGACCGTTGCTTTGCAGCACCACAGGGTTGCTGTTGGCCACCGTCAGGGTGCTAGAGGTGTACGTGACCACCGACGTCGTGGTGCCCGCCGTGTAGGTGTAGATTTTGTAACCGCTGCCAATCACGCCTTGGTCGGTAAAGACCTGCAAGGTGTTAGCGACGGGAATGAGGTATCCGGTGGCCATAGGTTACTCGTAGGTGAATTCGAGGGCGTAGCCGTGCTTATGCAGCTCGGGAATGTCTTTTTCCATCTTTTCGTGGCAATCGTCGCGATACATCATGTCGGGAACGTGAAGCTCCTTGACGACGCTGTAGGCGCGTTCTGCGGCCTGCTTGACCGACTTGCCCGTACCCGTCACGACGGCAAGGTAGTCGCCCGCGGTCGCCCACATGGGCTTCTCAACGATGTTGTCGCCTTCCATCTGCGGCAGCACGGCCATCTTGACCGACTGGGGCGCGATGTAGCGCCGATTCTTGGGCGTGACGCCGTAGATCGGGATGTCGGTGACTTCCTTCATGGTCGCGTTGCTGTGCGGGTAGTCAGGCTGCGCCACGACGATACCGCAGGCGATAGCGGTGGACACGTCCATCGTGTCCTCGCCGTTGCACGCGTCCAGCATCCACTCCACCGGATCGCCCTTGTGCGTCGCCAACATGATGTTGAACGCCGGCCAACCAGGGCGCATGGTGAATTCCAACGGCCACGCCTTGCCCTTCTCGTCAATGATGCAATTGACGTCAATGTCGCCCATGTGGCCCATGGCGATCAGGTCGTCCTCGAGCGGCGCCAACACCTCGTCAAACAGCACCGACTCGGTGCAATACTTCATAACCGTGCCAGACTCGCCGCAATTGGGGCCGGCGTCGCCTGACAGCAGCTTCTTGCGCTCAAAATTTTCGTTGGGCAAACCGACCCAGCCGTCGGAACCCAGCCAACGCGACACGGCAAATTCAACGCCCGGGATGAACTGCTGCAACATACATGGCCCCTTGAGGGTCATGCCGAGCTTCTTC